GTACCGCCCCGCACTGAGAAGTAGCCGTCGTAAAGCTAAATGCTACTGAGACTGACCCTGACCCGCTCACGACGTCTACGTCAAAAATTTCAACGTTACCGTCAACGCCCGTCAGTACACCCGCAGTTGCCGGCGTTCGCCGAGTCACTGTGCCAAACGTAATGCCAGTAGCAGTGAATGTTGGGCTAGTAATAGTAAGAGCCGTGTCAGTATCTGTAGCAACTATAGCCACGACCACATCGCCGGGCGCCAGGTCTAGCACCGTGCCTGGAAATGCCCTGTTTGCGCCGTGGCTAGTGTCAGCGTCCCCGTTATTAGCGATTGACCAACCCTTAGCAGGGTCTTTAGTATATCTGGCCATGACCCCCATAGCGCCAGATATAGTGCCACCCTGGTCAAATGTGACCGAGCCAGTCTCTGAACCGCTCAGCTCTCGCGTGTCTGCCCTCACGCCCACGGTGTGCGCATCAGCAGAAGTGCCAGTACCACCAGTAGCAGAGCCCTGCGGCGTCCACCCAGCCTCATCAGTGAACGTAATAGAGTTGAGCCACCCAACCCTCCCGCAGATAGCAATGTCACCCGACCCCGGCGAAGCAGGATACGCCACCGACACAGTTGTCGTACCGCCCGAAGACTTTGCGCCGATGGACCCAAATGCTATGGTCATAAGCTAGTCATGGTTCTTCTTGAAGTCGGCGGTGAGCCGCGGGCCCGGCCTGGGGGTCCCTACCCTGCTCGGGGGGAGCACAGGATAGGATCAACCGAGCCCGCGGGGCTGGTTACGCCGCCGTGTCGCCTTCGCAGCGAATAGTGACCCCGTCACCGTTCAGCGCGGAGGTGTTGGCCGCAGTCCGCCGAATCCAGATTGCCGCCACCGAGCCAGCGGGGATGTTGCCAATGGCAAGTCCCGTGCCCTTCGTCGTGGGGCTGGAGAAAGTCTGTGCAGCCGGTGCGGTGTTCTCATCGACAATCGACTTGGCCTGAGCTGTAGCGGCACCCTTGGCGGTCACCCCAGTCGTGTCCACACTGATAGCAGCCACTGCACCGCCAGCCGTCTCAGCACTGAGCCAGACGACGACGTTCTCCCAGGTGAGTGAGGCGTGGTTGTTGTGCACGAAGATGCAGCGGTACTCGGCTTCACTCAGTGCGTTCTCCGGACCGGTGATCACGTCGAAGAGAGCGTGCAGAGTAGCGTCAGGAATGGGGGTAGTAGATACTTGGTCACCTAGAGAGGTGTTAGCAGTACCCCCGGTAGTATCACCCGCTGCTGCAGCAACCGAGTACTTAAAGAGGATATCAGAAGCGGTGATGGCCACGATCAGACCTCAATAGCGTGAGCGATGAGACTTACTGTACCGCTGGCTGCCGGGGTGGCATCCAACTGCCAAGTGTCGATGCTGACACTATTGAAACTTGCGATGTCTAGGCCAAGGCCCGGTGCATACCAACCAGCGCCAGTGATCGCCTCGTTGCTGTTGCACGTAGCACTGAGACTGAACGGTACGCCGGCGGTGACCGAGATATTTACCGAAAAGCGTCTTACATCGCCTCGTGCCATGATCACTGCCTCCTTCGGGTCAACACAGGATAAAAGCCGTCAGGGGAATACTCTCATACGCACAGGAAAGCTGTCAAGGACTGCTACGGCCTAATGGCTCGCTGTCTCGTACGCGCACACGAACTCAGGCTGGAATGAAATCACGATAGCCCGAAGGGCTTCGGGATTGCTTATGAAAGTCATTTGAACCCGAAGCGGACTTATGACAGGCGTGGGCCGTAGGCCCCGACTGGCTTTGACAGTTGTGGTTATCAGTATGTACATAGTATCGTAGTATACATTTTTTGTAGAAGTAGCCAAAGTCAGCACGTAGAACGGTCCAGGCGCCGCGAGGAAATCTCCTCTCTAGTAGGCACCCCGGGGGGTTGGATCCAGTACACAACATGCTGCATGCCCATGATCGATGACAATGCTTGCTTAAGGCAACAACATGACAATGCTTGCTTACATCAACAATAATCATTTGAGAAAGGCAACGATCACTTAGATGAGATGAGCAACCATATCCTTGCCTATCTCAACCATCTGCATATGCTTGCCTATCTCAACCATATATCAATCAGGATATGCATGCATGATCATCAGATCAAATCATTTGAGAAAAGCAACTAAAAATAAATTTGAGATGAGCAACTATATGTATACACAGCAAAGACCCCATATAGACCCCCGGCATATATGGGGATCTATATGGGGTATGCCCTAGGTCATTGCTTCAGGCAATCACCGAGTTCTGCCCCAGTGTACTGCTGGGTGCATTCCCTCACCAGAACCTCACCGGCAGGGATCTCGTACTTGCCCGGGGCAACGACCTTCGCCCTCCCCGAGAGTGCAATGCAGTCCTGCAGCATTTCCCGGGTGATGATCGAGCGGTGCTTGCAGACCGAGGGCACGGTCGGGGTCGTTGCCTTAGGCACCCTTTTGGTCACCCCCGTTTTGGTTGCCTTGGGCATCGGTCGCTCCCCCTGCCGAAGGACCCATCGCCCCTTCCCGATGTAGTCGGGGTAGCAGGAGTCTTCGCTCAGACCCGGGCACTGAAGGTAGGTCGGCGCAGTCTTCGTGATGGTGATCGTCTTCGTTGCCTGGGGCAAGGTCTTCGTTGCCTGAGGCAACGTTACGGTCGCAGTCGGAGTGGGCGGGATGGTCATCGCCTTGTTGAGGGTCGTCTGTCCCCCGATCGAGACCGCGATTGCGGCGGTGACCGCAAGACCGCACCCGATACCCGCGAGCGTCATCTTGATCCTGTTCGTCATTGCATTTCCCCCTTTGGGAATTTGGTTGAGTGGGGCAAGCACCCCCCGAGAATGCTTGCCCTGGGCAACTATACGAGGTTTGCGAGTTTCTCCAGGCAATCGAATCCCTCATCGGCGCAGCAGTCGAGATCGGATCGATGCCAGGGGCAACAATCGATCGCAAGGCAAAGTCGCATGAATGCGTGTTCCGTCAGGATATCGGCGAGGGGTTGCAGATCATTCTCCAATGCGGCATCGAAGAGGGATTCGTCTTCGACCAATTTCTTGGCGAGTGCCTCGATGATCATAGCATTCACCTGCTCGGAATTCGGAATGGTCATTTGAATCACCCCTCGACGGAATCGTTGAATGCGTCGGCGAGAGCGGAGAATAAACCCGCCTTTTGCGCTTCGGTCAATTTGCGGTAAGTCGGTCCCCAATCGGAACCCTCTTCGATTTCGGTAATCGCGTAGTCGAAAATCTCCTGCGCGAATTGCAATACCTCGTCGGTGAATTCCGGTTTAATGGTCATTTCAATTCTCCTAGTGAATCGCTCGGTGGAATACCGAAGTTTTGCGGGATTTCTTGGGAAGGTTATTTCCCCGAATTGCGGTCGTGTCAAAACCCTCGCGAGCGCGAGCGAGTCGTCGCTCAGTTGCCCTCATGATTTCCTCGCGCAGGGCGTCGAGGTCGCGGGTGGGGTCGTCATCGATCATGCAAGCATCATACCCCCTTTGGGCAGGGCGAGTCAAGGGCGAGTGCGGCGCATGAGTGCCCCCCTTACCTTGTATCCCAAGGGCATCGTAGTGCCGGTAACCGCTTACCACGGCAAGCGCTTGCTAGCGCAGGCAGGGTAGTCGCTCAATGCTAGCATTGCAGGCGCCAGGGCACGACCTTAGCAAGCGCTTTCCACACCATGACAGCGCCTGGCAGACACGGGCGATTACCCCTCCCGGAGGAGGGGCATCGCGTCGGGTTGTCAGTCCTCGGACTCCTCGTGCGAGTCCTCGTCGCCGGCGGGGGCGTCCTCGTCGAGTCCCTCGACCTCGGTCAGGGCGTCCTCGGCGTCCTTCGCTGCCTTGGCAGCGCGTTCCGCGGCGGCGTCCGCCTGGTCCTTCTGCCACTTCGCGAAGGACTTGCGGTGCTTCGAGATCGCCGTCTTCGTTCCCGGCAGGACCCAGCGCCCTCCCTTGCCGGGGTGCTCGTCGCGCGGGGTGGAGTCCCGCAGGTACTTGCGCACGGTCTTCGGGTCGGTGCCGAGCGCGTCGGCGAACTGGCGGGTCGTCATTTCGGTCGCAGCGGTCATTGCAAGTCACCCTTTCGGTGATCGGTCGCGGGGGGCGGGGTGCCCCCTCGTCGATTTGATAATGCAATACTACCCCCCCATCGCCCCCTGCGCAATAGCAAAATCGACTCAGTAGTGCCATGCATCAACTTTTTTTGACCGGCACCACCCCGCCAGCATACCCCCTTGACTTACCCGTCAGTATCATGTATCACGCGCGCCCACGCGCACCCAATATGATGCCCCGTGGTAACCGCTTGCTAGCGCCCTCGTGTTAATGCCCTATGCTAGCATTGCGGGATTGTATACA